CTTGGCGACGCCCTCCACCCAGAGCGCGTCCTCCGGGCGCGGCGGGTCCAGGTCCTCCTCCCCAACCTGGTCCGCGAGCTCGGCGCCGACGCGGCGGTACTCCGCAACGTACAGGCGGGCGGCCGTCGCCGACTCGCCGCATGAGCACGGATCCGCGCCGCAGCGTCGGCAGTAGGCGGCGGCCTTCTCGGCCGCGTCGTCACCCGACTCGCCCTTCGGCTCCTTCGGCGCCTTCTTACGCTTCGCGTTCCGCCACCAGGTCGAGTGCGGGACGTCGCCGCGCCACTCGACCTTCCTGCCGTAGCGGATCCCCTTGGTGACGACGAGCGGACTGGACAGCTCGCGGTCGACCCGGCGCATCTCGGCCGCCGCGACGCCGCGGCGCTTGACCACGGCTGCCATGTGCTCGTCGGTCGCCAGCTGGTCGAACGCCTTCCACGCGTCCGCCGGCGGGGCCTTCTGGACGAAGACGCCGCGCGAGTTGAGCGCGAAGTAGTACGGGACCCCGTGCGAGTCGATGACGCCGACGTACGCGTGGTCGGATCGCCGGATCGCGCTCCGGGTGACCTCGACCGGCGAGTACCTGACGAGATCGTCCCGGACCTCCTGGTAGAGCCGCGTCGTCATGCGCGCCCGGTCGAGGTGGAGCCCCGGCTCCTGGAGCTCGCCGTGGACCCACAGCGAGAAGTCCGGCGCCTTGCCAGGCAGCTGGGCCACCGGGTGAGGGACCTCGGCGATCGCCGGGGCGACCGGGACGATGAACAAGTTCCCTCGCTGGATGAACTGGTACGGCGTCGCGACGCTCACGCCGCGATCTTAGTCGAGATCGATCTCGTCGTACACCCCGCCCTTCGCGAGGTCGTCGCTCCTGACCGAGTGGCTGACCACGGAGTCCCAGTCGTCAGTGTGCAGCCGGGACAGCACCCGCGGCGACGGCCCGGAGGACTCGTCGTCGGGCGCGCCGCCGCGCCCGCGCGGCTGCGAGCCGCGACCCGGCTTGTCCTCGGCGAACTGGCGCACCTGCTCCGCGCCGTGCTCCTCCTCGGCGCCCGGCGGCTGCGTGAACCGCGGCGGCGGACCCTCCTGGCCGGGCTGACCGGGCTGCTGCTGGGCCTGCTGCTGCATCTGCGCCGCCTGCATCATCTGCATCCGATAGCCGACGTACACCGGGTTCATCACGACGTCGCCGTACTCGACCGGCGGCAGGCCGTCGAGCGCGCGCACCTCGTTCAGCTTGAGGTGTGTGGCCGACTGCTGCTGGCGGAGCTGCATCGCCTGCTCCTCCGTCTTGGCGTCGAGGCCGACGAACGCGATCTCGAATTCGTCGTCGATCTGCCAGACGACGTGGCGGTTCAGCGCGGTCGCGACGGTGCGCAGCAGCGGGGACAGGCCGCGGTCCTTGGATGCCTTCTGCTGCGCCTCGTTCGTCGACATGAACACCGGCTGCTGGCCGACGCCGCCGCGGAGGTCGAAGTTGATCTCCGACGGGTCGATGCGGAAGAGCGCGCAGGTGATCTTGCAGAGGTACTCCATCCACATCTGGTAGCCCATCTCGGTGTTGGACAGCTGCATCGCGATCCACTGCACCTCCTCCGAGTTGAGCATCGGGGTCTTCCACGCGTTCTGCACTCCGGCGACCTGCGAGTGCCACATCCGCTTGAACGCCTCGAACTGCTGCGGGTTGATGTTTCCCTTGACGTTGAGCAGCCCCTTGACGGTGCTGCCCTGGCTGAACATCCGGCGGTTCCACTCCTCCGCCCACAGGTGGGACGTGATGGTGGTGATGAGGGTCTCGATCTCGGGCAGCCCGTACCCGTACGCCTTGACGTGCGTCCTCGGGTTGCGGACCGCGAAGCACATCTCGTCGAGCGTGAACTCGGCGGTGATCTGCGAGTTGATGAGCTGGACGTAGCGGATGTCCTTCCTGACCTCGGCGAGCCGCGGCGGCGTCCCCTTCATCTGCTTCGGCGTCGCTGTCCGGATCGTGTCGCTCGGCACCATGTGGAACGAGAATGGCGACCCGCCCCGCGAGCGGACCTTCTCGAAGCAGCTCTGGTCGTAGGTCAGCGAGTCGCGCACGAACTTCCTGACGAAGGTGTCGAAGTCGTCGCGTCCGAGGTTGTACTCGCGCCCGGTGTTGAGCATGAACGCGGTGAGGTACCGCACGCGGTCCTGCTCGCCGCGGGTGAGCTCCCGCTTCTTGTCGCCGTAGCGCGGCTGGATCACGAACCCGACGCTGTACTTGTTGCGCTGCGGGTACGCGAACGCGGCGACCTGGTCCTGCCTCGTCAGGATGATCGGGGCGACGTAGGTGTCGCGCTCGGACACCTGGCGGAGGGTGTCGTACGTCAGGTAGGTCGGCGCGTTGCGGTACCCCATCCCGACCGAGTCCAGCAGCGCGAACGGGTCCGCGAACCACGACTTCGGCTGGCCCTGACTCTGGTTGTCGTTCGGCGCCGCCTTCGCGAGCTTCTCCTCGCTCGACCACACCTTCTCGCGCAGCTCCTCGAACGCCGCGTCGAGCATCTTCTTGACGTCGGCCGGCAGCATGGCCTGCTGCTCGGCCACGGTCTGCGCGATGGCTTGCGCGTCGACCACGTGCTACCTCGCCTGCGCGGCCGGGAGCTGCTTCTGGCGGTGCTGGACGAGCTTGAGGTTGAGGCGCTGCTTCGCGAGCCGGATCTTGTCGCGGCGGACGTCCTGCTCCTGCCAGTCGAAGTCCGGCGCGACCTGGTTCTGCTTGGCGTTGACCTTCTCGAGCGCCGCCGCGCGCTCCTTGTCGCGCTTCATGCGGGCCTCGCGGCGCTTCAGCTGCGCCGCCTCCATCTCGAGCTCCTGCTCGCAGAGGCTGCGCGCCTCGTCGAACAGCGGCGTCCCGGTGAACTGGTTGATCCAGTCGTCGGAGTACATGCTCTTCGACGTGGTGTCCTCGACCGGGGCCGGAGCCCTCCGCTCGGCGCGCTGGAGGTGTCCGCCGCTGCGGTCGTCGTCGCTGCGCCCGCCGACCTGGACGCCCATCTGGGCCAGGACGCCGGCGAGCCCGTCGGCCGCGCCCCTGGCCGTCTTCGGGGCCGGCAGCCGGAACCCCGCCTTGGCCACCGCGCGGACCCACTCGGCGACCTCCTCGAGCGACACCCGCGCCCGCAGCGCGTTGCTCATGCGGGCGATGACCGCCTTCGCGACGACCTCCGCCGTGATCGTCCGGCACGAGCACGGCTGCGGGTCGATGTTGTGCGGCGCCGTGCCGTGCGTCCCGCGCATCGAGCACCGGAGACACTGCGTCTTCTGCAGGTCGGCGTGGCTCCGCATCACGCTCTTGACGACGTGGAGCTGCTCCTCGCCGAGGGACACCTGCTGGATCTGGACCGGGCGGGTCGAGCCCGACCCGTACAGCCCGCCGACGACCTGGGGACCGGCCTCCGGCGCCTGCGCCGGGTGGTTGCTCAGGTCCGGCAGGTAGCTGCCGGCGCCACGCGCGATCGGCGCGTAGCTGATGGCCGGCGCCTCGCCGTGCCCGCAGTTGTCCGGCCGGAGCCCGATCGTGCACACCCCGGTCCTGCCTCCCTGCCCGTCGTAATGGAGGCAGCCCGAACACTTCTGGTTCGGGTAGACCTCCTGGGCGATGCGGCCGGGGAACCCTCCGCTGATGACGGTGCCTGCTGGCATGCTGTCAGCCTACCAGTGGCCCCCGGGACCAGTCCAGCCCGGCGTCTACGCCGCGTTGCCGACGACCCCCACGAACACCGTGGCCGTCGCCGACCCGCTCGGGTTGGTCAGGTGAAGGCTGGTGACCCTCCCGCGCAGGAACAGCGGCCCCGGCTGCTCCTGTCGTTGGTGCACCGACACGACGGACGCCGGCGAGCTCGCCGGCACCGGGCGGACGTCGACGAGCGGCGCCGTGTTGCCGTTGAGCTGGACCTGGACGTCGTCGTAAGCGAGCACCAGGAGCGTGTCGGCGGCGGTGACGTCGCCGAAGCTGAACTGCTGGCTGGTCGCCCCGGCCGCGAGCGTCACGAGCCCCGACTGCACGCGGGACGCCGTCGACGGGTCCGAGTCGTCGAACGCGACCTGCTGGTCGAAGGCTTTCTGCACCTGGTCGAGGTCGAACGTGCAGAGCACCTGGAGCGTCGCGAAGGTGCGCACCGGGTCCTCAGCTCCCGCTCTTCTTCAGGTCGTTGCCGTCACCCTGGAACGTCTTCCGCGTGAACTCGCCCTGCGACTTCGCCAAGCTGGTGCACCCGTTCGGGCAGTGCGGGTCGGCGCCGATCCACTTCGCGCCGCAGCTGCTGCACGCGTACTCGTTCGACTTTGGCATGCGCCGATTCTACCCGTTCTCGGGCGGCGGCGGGAAGTGCCCATCGGGGAGCGGCTCCCGCGCGGCCTTCTGCTTGTCGGCCGCCGCCTTGGCCTCGAGCTCGACCCGGTCGAGCTCGTCCTGGATCCTCCGGTTGGCGACCTC